TTATTCAAGAACCTATTGTTATTCAAGAAGAACCTATTGTTATTCAAGAAGAACCTATTGTTATTCAAGAACCTGTTGTTATTCAAGAAGAACCTATTGTTATTCAAGAACCTATTGTTATTCAAGAACCTATTGTTATTCAAGAAGAACACATTGTTATTCAAGAACAATCTACTCTTTTTAAAAAAAAAATAGAAGAAAAAGTAGCTACACAAAATCAGAATAATGATAGTATACGAGTTCTTAATGATTCATTTTTACCTCCTCATGATATGCCCTTAATTAAAGCTTTAATACTTATACAAAAAAATCCAAAATGTACTCCAAAAGATATTTATATAGAACGTTGGAAGTATTTTAATCAAGAACATGTAAAAAAACAAGATAAAATTAAGAATAACCCTAATAATATAATTCAAGAATCTAATCAAGATATAATAGATGAAAAACTATTGCCTCCATTAAATTTATCGTCAGCGATAGCAATTTGTAAAATTAAAAATAATTCCAAATGCGTTCCTTTTGAAATTTATTATAAAAAATGGTGTGAATTAAATTTGGAATATAAAAATAAAAAAAAGTATAAAAAATGATAATTTATTTATATTATATAAATATAAACAATGAATTATGATATGAATTTAAGAAAAGACCTATCTGATATAAATAACCAAGCTTTGTTTGTGTATTTAGTAAAGATAAGTAAACAAAATTCAAATGCTATAAATAATATAATGTTATATTTAAGAGATAATAATGGTAATAATATAGATTATACAGATGCTATAAAATCAATTCTTGATGCTAAAAATAAAGCCATTATTGATATAAATAACGCAATTGATATTGCTATTGATAAAACAAAACAAATCTCAACAGAAGCAAAACAAATCGCAATAGAAGCAAAACAAATCGCAGTAGAATCAAGTCAAAATTCAACAGAAGCAAAACAAATCGCAACAGAAGCAAAACAAATCGCAACAGAAGCAAAACAAATCGCAACAGAAGCAAACCAATTAGCAATTATAATATCTAATAATCAAAGTACTCAATATTCTGAATTATTGGAAAAAATAAACCAAGTTTATATTTTAGCAACAGTTGCGAGTGAAACATCAATAGAAGCAAAACAGTTAGCAACTGACACAAAACAGTTACTAATAGAGATGAGTCAATTAATAGATGATACAAAAAAAATTGTTGATACATTATTTAGTAATCAAGATAGACAGTATGCTGACTTATTATCAAGAATTGATTATTTATTTCATTCATTTTATAGATCATCATCTTCTAATATAATTGAAACATATGGAAATTATCCTTTATAAACTATAATTATTTTTTTAAAATAAAATATAATATTTATACATTTCATAAATGTCTGTTCCTCCTTTATTTCTAGGATTAAATACCAGGGTTACGAAGGATACATTTGATTTTGGTAATTCTTTCGCTACAACTTCTCAAACTCCTTTTAAAAATTACGATGTTACCAATAAAATGTATGTAGATGACACAGTTAATGTACAAAAAATACGAATAGATACTATATCAGAAGCTATTGAAATTGATTTTGATAAATTAAAGGACTTAAAGGATTTTCTTGATAGTTTACCAATTGAAAGTTTAACTAGTATCATTACTGAAATAGGAATAAAAATAACAAACCTTAAATCAGGACTTGATAAAGAAATTTTAGACAGACAGTCAGCAATTCAAAGTGTTATAGATATGGTTACTTTAGAATATGAAGATAGAGGAAAATCTGAGGGTGAAATAAATGAAAAAATAGATAGCTTTATGTTCACATATAGTGAATATGTTTTAAATAATAATAATCGTTCAACCGATATTGAAAAATCTGTTTTAGATGAAGCAGCTGCCAGAACACTAGAAGATGATAATATAAAACAAACTATTGCCGATCTTAAAACGAAAACAGAAAATGATATACTTTTGGCAAAAACAGAGGCGATAAACCGTATTACAGAACTTAATGATGCCGAAGCTTTAGAAAGAAGCAATGCGGATATAGAGATTAATGCTGAATTAATTCGTATTGAAGGTAAACTTGATATTGAAATAACTGATAGAACAAATGCCGTTAGTAATTTACAATTCCAAATTGATAATTTAGATTATAAATCGGTCTTAGAAGTTATTGATAAAGAAATCTCTGATAGACAAGCCGGAGATGCTTCATTACAAGATAAAATAGATGCTGAAAAGGATCTTAGAGAAGGAGCCGATGCAACAATTAGATTAGAAATAAAATCTGAAGAAGACTCTAGAATAGCCCAATATACATTATTAAAAGATAAAATAGATGCTGAAATATCCGATAGATCAATCGAAGATACAAAATTTGGACAAAGAATTACAGCTGAGGAGGAGGCTAGATCAGCAGAAGATACAGCATTAGGAGATAGAATTAAAGCTGAACAGGATGCTAGACTATTAGCATTTCAATCATTAGGAACTAGAATTACAGATGAAGAGACCACTAGAATAACAGAGGATACCAAATTAAGAGATAGAATAGGTGATGAAGAAAATGTTAGATTATTAGAAGATACAAAATTAAAAAATAAAATAGATGATGAAATATCTAATAGAACATCACAAGGTACAACATTACAAAATGCTATAGAGGCTGAAGTAACTAATAGATCAGACGAAGATACAAAATTAGGACAAAGAATAGATGCTGAAGCACTTACTAGAGAAACCGCAGATACGGGATTAGGAAATAAAATAGATGCTGAAGCACTTACTAGAGAAACCGCAGATACGGCATTAGGTAATCAAATTACAAATTTTGTTGATGAATTAACGTCAGAAGCTACTCTTAGATCACAAGGTGATACAAAATTAACAACTGATTTAGAAACTGAAAAAACAGAGCGTATAAATGAAAATAATACACTTAAAACTGCTATTGAAACTGAGGTAACTGATAGAACTAATAAAGATACTGATTTGGAAACTCAAATTAAAGATCTCAAAAAAATTTTAGATGAATTAAAAACAGATACTAAGGACAAACTTTTGGACCATGCCAGTAAAATAAATTATCTATATTTAACATTTTACCATCGAAACATGAAAGATGCTGTTGGTGTTGATGCAAATTATCAAATGATGTTTCAATATGGTCCCGGTGCTCTATAAAATAAACGTACTATAGTATAGGTTTAATTGTAATATATATTAGATTTAATATAATATATATTATTTTATAATGAATCATCAAAATATGTTTGATTTAGAAAATCGTAAAAAATATACGAAAATTATTATTCAAACAATTTCTAATGCCATGGTAACCATATTTGGTAACCAAATTGTTGCGGGTTCATTATTTATATTATTTCATATCGTAAGCGTATTATTTTTAATATATAGTATTGTTTATGATAAAGTTGTTAGTTATTATCATTTTTACTGTTTTCTTTGGCTAATTATTATTTATTCCAATTATTATTTTAACGGATGTATTTTATCAAGAATTGAAAAACATATTTTACAAGATAATACATGGGCTGGACCTATTAATTTATTATTTTATCCATTACATTTGTTTTATAAACCTAACAAACAAATTATGAATGATTATATTAAGTTTTTTTGGGCTATTCCTGTTAGTTCATTCATCATTTTAAAGTATTTATTTGAAGATAGCCTTTTTAATAAAATAATTGGATTAATATTCATTATTCTTCTAGGACCTCTTTTATTTATTCCAAGTCAGTACGACATATTTACTCAGTTTACTGACCTTTTCTAGTGTTTTTAATTATGGTAGATTTCCAGAATTTTTGGCACGTGGAACATTATTACCTAAATTTTGCGGCATTGGTCCCCAAACATTTAATGTTTTGTTAGTTAAAGGCACCTTCCAGAAGCTAATCCAGTCTGGTTTGTTATCCATTGGTTCAATTAATCCCATCTTTGAGTCCGGTGCTGTAGCCAAAACAATATATTTGGCCAATATAAAATTACCTTGGAATATTTGTTGTGGTGACATACGCGCAAACCATTCAAACTTAGTGCGTTTCAAAATTTGATCAGCGGGTATCCATATGCCATACATTTTGGGATAAAAATATATATACTCTTCGCTTAGCAAAGTATCTACTGTAACCGTTTGTTCATCTACTGTTTTAGTTCCCACATCGGTTCCAGGTATTAACCGTAAACGTTTTGTTAAAACGCGTTTATTACACCATCTATTGAAATCACCTAAAAATTCAGTTTGCGCTGTATAATCATCTGAAATTTGTCTATGCATAAAATCAATATATTGCTTCATCATATCATTATTTTTTGTAGCACCCATAAATCTAGCATCAGGGCAAAATAAATCGGTAGTAGATGTTATATTCATATTTACATTTTCACACACAAACATTGTTTCACCATTTGTTCCTTTTTCATATAGTCCAATTAAGTCCCTCGCACATAAAAATGAAATTGGTACATTAATTCCACCATAATTATATATTAGCTTAGCTAATGCCAATTGTCTTATATTAGATAAAATGGGATCGCCTAATATGGTCATGTCAATATTCCATCCAGGAATTAAATTAGCAAACGATTTGTCATCTATTATACAAATATAAAATGATTGATCACAATGTTTAATAATGCTTCTAACAGTTAAATATAAATAAGGCTGATTTACATCAAATGATGTGCGTGATCCAAAACTGAGCCAATCGCGTGCGTTGTATTCATGAGGAACATGTATCCACAAAATGGGTTTTTTACTCTTAGCTAAAGATGATTCGTTTAATAAATATTTTCGCATTTCTTCATAATTGTCTTTAGGAATTATTGTTGACTGTTTCTCACAGTACTTTTGATAAAGTATTCCTAATGCAATAATAATAATAACTAAAATAATATAATTCGCAACTAACATATATTATATTATTATATTTTTTCTTTTCTTTTTCTCTATCTTTAATCTATTATTTAGGAAATATTTTCTTTTAATATTATATAAATGGCTACTACTTTGTCTGCTCGTCGTTATTACCGAAAACGTGTTAAAGGTTCTATGTGTACTGGAAAAGCTGCGAAATCTTGCCGCAAAATTAAAAGCTGCAAGAACACAAAGCGTTCTGCTAAGAGACGAGGGTTTTGCCGTAAGCGCACTAATACTCGCCGCAATCGTTAATCGTTAAATAATATAATTTTTATATTAATTACTAATTTAAAAATTATATTATTTTTATTTTTATTTACCGTGTAATCTGCCTTATATCTGTAAAAAAAGATTGACTATTTTGTCTTGATCTTTCTGATTGTTGTGCGTATCTATATGCTAGTGCGGCGGATTGTTGTTCTAAATCCTTACCTTGTTTTAATAAGATTTGTTCTGCCTCTTGTTTTGTTAATGGACTAACATCAGCAGTATCTCGTCTTGCTTTATATTCACTAAGTGACTTATATTTTGGCATGCGGTCATAATCTTCTTGGGTAACTGGAATAACACTTTCTACATGAGCTTGTCTTAAATCTGTGTAGCCTAGGTTACCATTTGACCCCGTAAAATTGTCTGATTGGTCGCCTAACAATGATCCACTGAACGACGAATTAAATTCATTGACTCCCTGATATACCGTAAGCGATTGTATTTGCTTCTTTTGTCGTTCAAATGCCTCATTCATATTAGCTTTAGTAATATTTTCATTTACTGAATAAAGTCCTTGATCTGATTTGAGCCAATCTCCGTAACCTTTATTACTTTGGTTATCTTCTTGACTACTGTGTTTCTCAAATTTCTCATTAAACCAGCTATTAAAGTTTTTCGGATCCTTTAGACCTTTATTGGTCTCAAACATGTGATTCAGGACATCTTTATTGCTGTCGTCGTAATAATCATCTGTTGCGAGACGTTTATTTAGCGACTTGTTTTGGAATTCGTAAATTGAGTAGATACGCTTGTATGCGGCGGAAAAGAAACGGAAATATTTCGGATCTAGTTGTGACTTATCCGGATGCATTTTATAAACGATTTGTTTCGCATTTTTTAGCATTTGTTCGCTTAGATCATGATCTAAAATATTGAACAGCTTGTACAAGTCTTCTAACGAATAATGATCCAGATCAAGGTCTAAATGGCTAAGAGATGTTTGATAAAAGTTAACGGGCGTTCTTACAGTAGATGGCCTAAATAAATCTTCATTAGTATTTGTTAAAGAATTCCTATTTGTATTCGTATTCGTATTCGTATTTGATTCATGGATTTTTATTCCAGCTTTCGGACAAGAATTATTTCCTTTGAAACAATTGTTATAATTCATATTGTATTATTATACAAAATGAATTTATTTTTAAATGCTTTTAAAAAACTTTATTAATTAATGGACATGATCATCATGAACGTGTCCGTCATCTATATAAATACGATATACTACTGGCAAAGGAACATCATATATAGGCTTCAAAATACGATTATTGGTTTGCGTATGTTCAAAAATAAAATCTTTTATTAATGTGCTACTATTAAATGGAACTAACACTTTTTGTCCTTGTTGATCTAACAAATATAATGATACCAACTTTTGACAACCAAAATGCTTTGCTGCTTGAATAAATAAATCTGATAATTTGTCATCTCTATATAAAAACAATAATGTGCTATAATTACAACATTTTGTTAGTTCAATTGTAAACATCCTTCCAGGAATTTCCTTCAAATGATTTGATACAAGCTGATTATATCTATTTGTTTGTTCTTCTAAAGATAACATTTGTTAATTACTTATTATACGAGATTTTCTTTAAGTATGTTTTAAATAATATGTATTTATAAAATGTATTTATAAAATGTATTTATAAAATGTATTTATTTGATTAACCGATCTGCCTATATAATTTTCAGGATCAGTTGATATATTTGTAGTTTTAATAATAATATCTATGATATCATCATTTTTGAATATAGATTTTATATTGTTAGTTAAATTATAGTGAGATTGGTCCTCTTGTTTTATTTTTGTTAATATAATTCTTAATCTTTCATGAATATCTTGCCTACTGTATCCCAATTTAACCCCATTTAATATTATTTGTTCTGACAAAATATAAGGCATATGCGATAATACATTATTAGTAATTTGATTATTATTAATAATCAGTGTACTAATACATTTAATTGTTTCGTTAAGTATATGCTCCAGTAATAAAAAACAATTAGGATATATTATTCTTTTTATTGCGGAATCATCTAATGTTCTTTCTAACCATTGATTTAGATATGTTTGCGACATACAATTTTCTTGATTAATCACATATCTACACAACGAGCATATTTTTTCGCAAGTAATCGGATTCATTTTATACGGCATTGCCGAAGAACCAATTTGTTCTTTATCAAAAAACTCATATATTTCCATTTTACTAGATAATAATCTGATATCGTTCATTATTTTATAGATAGTCTGACATATAGAGCTTATATTTTGAAATACGAGAACATCATATTTTCTGGAATAAGTTTGTCCGCATATTTTAAGATTATTTTCAAAATTATATTTGCGACAAAACATTTCATTTAAAGTGTCGCATTTATGATGATCATTATCAAATAATTTAAATATTGTATCCTCAGTTCCAACAGTTCCCTTAATTCCCCTAAAAGGCAATTTTGTCATCAT